TCAATTAATGCTTCGGCTGATTCAGCTGTTGCAGGTCCAAATGATGTTAATAACCCAAATAACTTAGGTGCAACTTATACTTTCTTTATTGAAACAGCTGCAACTGATTTGGATATTAAAACAGATGGTACTGACAAATTCTTTGGTTCAGTTACAAATCTTAATACAACAGATAATGCTGTTGTAGCTTTTGTACCAGCTGCAACTAACGATGTTATGACTTTCAATGGAACTACTAAAGGTGGTAAAGTTGGTTCAGTCATAAAAGTTACAGCAATTGATACAGCTAAATATTTAGTAGAAGGTATGAACATCTGCACAACTACTGCAGGTAATACAGCTACAGTATTTGCTGACGCATAATAATTAGTGGAGCTCCTTCGGGAGCTCCTAAAAATTAGGAGATATTAAAATATGAAATCAGATGTTAAAGCAACGCAGAAAACTACAGCAGGTTTAGTGTTTGCAGGAAGAACAAGATTAAGAGGAATTATTCTTGGAGCACCTAATACTACAACTGCAGCAGCTGCAACGCTATTAAACGGAACAGCAGGTTCTACTTATTTTCAAGTAGATGCACCAGCAGGTGACGTTTTTGCATTTAATATTCCAGAAGATGGAGTATTATTTGAAAGCGGAATTTTCGTAACAGACTTAGTTGGAAAAGTAACTGTCGTATACGATAAGTAGGAGGCTAAATGGCTAATACTACTTCTGGAACAACAACTTTTGATAAAACTTTTTCTATTGATGAAATCATAGAAGAAGCTTACGAAAGAATTGGAATGCAACCTAATGCAGGTTTTAATTTAAAATCTGCTAGACGTTCTTTAAACATAATGTTTCAAGAATGGGCAAATAGAGGTTTACATTATTGGGAAGTTGCAAATAACTCAATCACATTAGTTAATGGTCAAGCAGAATATACAATGTTTAGATCAACTAGTGATGGTACTTCTGACGCTACAGCTGTTTATGGTGTAGATGATGTTTTAGAAGCTTCTTACAGAAATTCTTCTTCAGTAGATTTTCCTTTAACTAAAATTAATAGATCTGAATATCAATCATTATCTAATAAAACAGATACTGGAGTTCCAGTACAATACTTTGTTCAAAGATTCATAGATAAAGTTACTATAACTTTATATTTAACTCCTGGCTCAACTGAAGCAGGAAATTTTATTAATTACTATTATGTAAAAAGAATTCAAGATGTTGGAGTTTATACAAATGCAACGGATGTACCTTATAGATTCGTACCTTGTATGGTTTCTGGATTATCTTATTATTTGTCTCAAAAATTTGCACCACAAAGAACGCAAGAATTAAAATTATTGTATGAAGATGAACTTCAAAGAGCGCTACAAGAAGACGGCTCTTCTAGCAGCTCGTATATAAGTCCGAAGGTGTATTATCCAAGTGTCTAATACTGCTTCAGGAAAATTTTCAAAATTTATTTCAGACCGTTCAGGTATGGAATTTCCATACAAAGAAATGGTTACTGAATGGAATGGTGCTAAAGTTCATATTTCTGAATTTGAACCTAAACATCCACAATTAGAACCAAAACCACATACAGCAGATCCACAAGGTTTAAGAATGGCAAGACCAGATAGAACAGAACCACAAACTGACCCATTATTACAACCAGAACCTTTTATTATAACTTCTGGTAGTTCTACTATTAATGTTTATGAACCATCACACGGAAGAACAACAGGAAATGTTGTTGCATTTAGAAATGTTGATGGAAGTCCAGGAGGATTATCTTATACATTATTTGAAAATTCAAATGGTTTTAGTATAACAGTAACAGGTACAGATAATTATACTTTCAATTTAGGAAGTACACCTACTGTATCAGGAAGATTTGGAGGAATGACTGTTACAGCAGGACCTGTGACATTAACACCATAATATGACATACGCAGAACTAGTTACAAAAATAAGAGATTACACAGAGGTTGACGCAACTGTATTTACTTCAACTATCATCAATGGATTTATTTCTGATGCAGAATTTAGAATTTTAAGAGATGTAGATTCTGATAATAATAGATCTTATGCACAAGCTGATATTATTGCAGGTCAAAGATATGTAAATACACCATTAATCAATGATGAAACATTGATCATTAGGTCAGTTCAAATTACTAATTCTACAGGTGGTGCAAATAATTCTAGTCGCTCGTTTCTAGAATATAGAGACACGAACTTTATATCTGAGTACAATCCAACAGGAGTACAAGGATTACCAAAATACTATAGTTATTGGGACGAAGACACTATTGTTATAGCTCCAACCCCAGATCAAAATTATAATATGCAGATAAATTATATCTTGAAACCAAATGGATTATCGGTTAGTAATACTCAAACATACTTAAGTAAGGAATTTCCCAACGGACTTTTGTATGCTTGTTTAGTAGAGGCTTACGGGTTTTTAAAAGGACCAGCTGATATGATCCAATTCTACGAAGGAAAATATAAGCAAGCTCTTGAGGGATTCACCGTAGAGCAAATGGGAAGACGAAGAAGAGATGAATACCAAAGTGGTTCACCTCGACTTCCAAAAACACAATAAGGAGTAAAATATGGCTATAACACAAGCGGTTGCAAATAGTTTTAAAAAAGAATTACTAGAAGGAACTCACAAGTTTCAATTTTCTGGTGGTGATACTTTTAAACTTGCTTTGTACTCTTCTACTGCAACGTTAAACTCTGCTACTACAGCTTATACAACGACTAATGAAGTTCCAGCTTCTGGTCAGTATTCTGCAGGTGGTGGAATATTAGTAAAACCAAATCCAAGTACGTCAGTTGCATCAGGTGTTGCAATGGTTACTTTTGCGAATTTGTCTTTTACTGGTGTGACGATTACAGCTAGAGGTGCTTTAATTTATAATGTTTCATCTGCAAATAAAGCAGTTGCGGTATTAGATTTTACAAGCGACAAGACAGCAACTTCAGGAACGTTTACAATTCAGTTCCCAGCATTTACAACTTCAGCAGCGATTCTAAGAATTGGTAACGCGTAGGAGGTAACTTCCTATGGCCAATGCTTGGGGCGAACTTAGTTGGAACGCAGGTAACTGGGGTGATCAAAACAATGCAACGGTTTCCGTTACAGGGTTTGAGAATTCTATTGCCTTAAATTCCGTAGATGCTTATCCTAATCAAGGATGGGGTTCAGATTTTTGGGGAGTTGAGAATTGGGGTGAAAGCGGAAACGTAGTCACTTTAACAGGTATTGGTTTAACCATTGACTCAGGACAAAGAGAAGCTTGGGGTCAATTAGGATGGAATGCAACAACTACAGAATGGGGCGGTCCATATGTTCCAGACATTGCAATCGGTCAACAAATTAATGCATCAGGTCAACAATTAAATATTAGTTTAAATAATGTTACAGAAGTAATAACTGTAGATGCTTTCCCACAAGGTAATCAATTAACAACAAATTTAGGAACAGTAGATCCTGCACCAGATGCAGAAGTAACCGGTCAACAATTAAATATTGGTGTTGGTACAGTATCAGCTTACAACGAACAAGGTTGGGGTAGAGATGATTGGGGTACAGAAGTTTGGGGTGCTCAAGGTATATGGTCTTTTGTAGATGTAACAGGGCAACAATTAAATACTAATCTTGGAAATGAAAATATACAAACAGATGTAGATGTAGAGTTAGATACAGAATATAACCCTGGTTGGGGAGCTGTAGCTTGGGGTGCTCAAACATGGGGTCTAGGAACTGCAGACATGGCATTAGCTATGCCTCAACCTGGTGCAGTAGATCCAGAACCTGATGAATCTTTAGATGGTCAACAAGTAAATATAGCTCTTGGTGAAGAAACTATTACCGCAGATGCCAACATCAGTTTAACTGGTTTTGGATTGACAATAGCTCAAGGAAATGCAGAATTAGATGCAAATACTATTGTAAGTATTACTGGACAACAGTTAAATACTAGTTTAAATAATGCAGTAGCAGGTGCTTCTGCAGAAGTATTTCTTACAGGAGTAGGCTTGACAATAGGTCTAAGAAACATTAATGTTCAATCTTGGCAGATTGTCGACACCGGAACTAGTGTTAATTGGAATGATATTGACACAGCCGCATAAATTTAATAAATTAACACAATAAGGAATTAAAAAATATGGCATCAAGTTATTCAACAGACCTTAAACTAGAATTAATGGTTACCGGTGAAAAAGCTGGTTTATGGGGTGATATTACAAATACAAATTTAGTTATTCTTTCTCAATCCATTGCAGGATATGCAACTTTATCTATTGCAGGTGGAGCAGGAAATACAGATTTAACTTTTACTAATGGTGCAACATCAAATGGTAAAAATGCAGTATTAGAATTAACAGGAACAATTACAGGAAACAGAACAGTTACAATTACTTCTGCTTCTGGTGTAACAAATAAAACTTACATTGTTAGAAACAATACAACAGGTGCATTTACGGTAACTGTTTTAGTTGAAGGTCAAACAGGTGTAACTTTCTCTGCAACAGACAAAGGAACTAAAATTTTATATTTAGATGGAACGGATGTTGTAGATTCAAATATTGGAAAATTATCAAATGATGCATCTCCACAATTATCAGCAATCTTAGATACTAATGGTAATGATATTGTTGTTGATGATGCGGGTGCAATTGAAGATGATTCAAACAATCCATACATTAGATTTCAAAAAACAGCTTCAGCTGTAAACTTCTTAGATATAACGAACCAAGCAACAGGTTCAGCGCCAGATGTTGCAGCAGTTGGAACTGATACAAACATTGATATGAACTTAACTCCAAAAGGAATTGGAAGAATTACATTAAATGGTAATTCTAAAATTAATGGTGTCGCGGAAAAAGCAACAGTAACGGGTTCTTTTGATTCAGACATCAATGTTGACACAAACACACAAGGTGTAATTTTATATACTGCAGACGCAACAGCTAACTTTACTGTTAATTTAAGAGGTGATGGTTCTAATTCATTAGATGCTTCTATGGATATTGGTGAGTCTATCACTGTAGCAGTCATTACAAAACAAGGTGGAACAGCTTATTACAATACAACTGTACAAGTAGACGGATCTACTGTAACTCCAGAATGGCAAGGTGGAGCAGCTCCAACTGCTGGAAACACAAACTCATTGGATACATATAGTTACACAGCTATTAAAACAGCCTCTTCTACTTTTACAGTATTAGCAGCGCAAACACAGTTTGCATAATAGGAGGATTATAGAAAGATGCCCATAATTGGTTCTAGAGGAGGTGGATCAAGCAAAGGATTTGGTTTCACTGGTGGTCCAAATGCAAAATTTATAGTAGCTACAGGTGGAACAATTACAACTGTAGGAGATTACAAATTTCACAGATTCACTGGTCCAGGAACTTTTACAGTTACGTGTGCAGGAAATGATGCAGGATCAGATACTATTGACACTGTTATAGTAGCAGGTGGAGGTGGTGGTGGTTTTAACTCAGGTGGTGGAGGAGCTGGTGGTTTAAGAGATCTTACATCTATTCCAGTTACCGCTACGGGTTATCCAATTACTGTTGGTGGAGGTGGTGCTGGCGGAACTCCAGCTTCTCCTCAAAATGGGTCATCTGGTTCTAATTCAGTAGCAGCATTATCAACTTCATACACTTCAGCTGGAGGTGGTGGTGGAGGAACTGCTGGACTTGATGGAGGTTCTGGAGGAGGATCAGGAGCAAGATGTAATCCAGATCCAGGAGGACTTGGAAACACTCCACCTGTAAGTCCTCCACAAGGAAATCCTGGAGGAAATTTTACTCAACAACCTGGAGGAAAGGGTTCTACAGGAGGAGGCGGTGCAACTACAGCAGGAGGTTGTGCACCAGGTGGCCCTATAACATGGGGAACCCCTGGTGGTGCTGGAAAAGATGTAAGTACAAATTATCCTGGTCAACCAAATTCAGCAGTTTATGCTGGAGGAGGTGGAGGTGGAGCCTTTTCTTTTCCCCCTGGTTCACCTGGTAATTGTGGTGGTGCTGGCGGTGTTGGTGGTGGAGGAGATGGTGGAGGTCCACCAGCTACAGGATTTGCAGGAACTACAAACACTGGCGGTGGCGGAGGTGGAGGAACCTCTGGATCTGGTGGTGGAGGCGGTAATGGCGGTTCAGGAATTGTAATAATTAGATATAAATATCAATAGGTAAAAATTATGGCACATTTTGCAAAAATATCAGAAGACAATAGAGTTCTACAAGTATTAGCGGTAGATGATAAAGATGTAAAAAATGAAAACAATGTAGAAACTGAATCTGTAGGTCAAGCTTATTTAGAAACTCATAATAATTGGCCCGCAAATATGTGGATTCAAACTTCATACAATACATTTAATAATCAACATAGAAACGGTGGAACTCCACTTAGAGGAAACTACGCAGGTATTGGTTTTACTTGGGATGAAGACAATCAAATTTTTTGGCCTAAAAAACCATTTGCTTCATGGGTGAAATTAATTTCAGAAGCAAGATGGCAATCTCCAATCGGTGATGCACCTGCTTTAACTCAAGAACAAGAAGATCAAAATACATCAAACACTCACATATGGAGTTATAACTGGAACGAAGATGGACAATCTTGGGATCTAGTAGATTTAATAGCATAATTTATTATGGGTGGTGGTTTGAGAAAGAAAATAATAATTTTAGGTAGAGGAAATGCAGGCTGTTTATCTGCAATGCATTTTTCCCATTTTAGGCATTTTACAAATTCAAAAGTAGATATAGAATTAATATATGATTCTAAAATAAAACCTGTTCCAACTGGTCAAGGAACTACTTTAGAATTTCCTTTATCTTTATTTCATAATTTTGGTTCTAATTTTTATAAAAAATTTCCTGTAACTTTAAAAACAGGTATTATGTACGAGAACTGGAGTAAAAAAGATTTTTTTCACCCTTTTCCTTTAGGAAGATATGGATTACATTTTAATCCAGAAGATTTTCAAAACTATGTTTGTAATAATTTAAATGTAGATTTTTTAGAAAAAGATGAAAATATAGATGACTATTCTAAACTCGATGCTGATTATATTATAGATTGTAGAGGAACACCTAAAAATTTAGATAGCTATGATACATTGAGTAATCCATTAAATTGTGCACTTTTAAGTACTCTTCCTAAAAAAAACAATGATGTAAAATGGACTAGATGTGTTGCTACACCAGATGGTTGGTGTTTTTATATACCCTTACCTGATAAAACATCGGTAGGTTACTTATTCAATGATCAATATACTACAGTAGAAAAAGCAAAAAATAACTTTAAAAAATTATTTAAAGTTAAAAAGATAAATCAAGTATTTCCTTTTAAACAATATATAGCTAAAAAACCTATTATAGATAATAGAGTTTTATTAAATGGAAATAAATTATTTTTTTTAGAACCTTTAGAAGCCACAGCTATGGGAACTTATTTAAAAGTTTCTAAATATTACTATAGTTATATTTTTGAAAACTGGCCTAAACATATAGTAGAAGAAGAAATAAAAAAATATATTATTAAAATAGAAAACTTTATTCTTTATCATTACTCTAATGGTTCCATATATAAAAATAAATTTTGGAACTATGGTAAAAAATTATGGAAAAAAACTAATACAAATAGTTTAGATATTCATTTAAATGAATTAAAAAAAATGAACTCTATTGATATAGAAAAAACTCATTCTTCCGAATATGAATATGCACAATGGCCAATTTGGAGTATTGATTTATGGCGAAAAAATGTTATTGTAAAATAGGTATGCAAAAGAAAGTATTATCTGAACAAGCTTTATATTATGGTGATGTTTCAATGCCTAAAGGTTTTGAAATTAATCCCGATAAATTAAAATCTGATATTTTACAAACAAGTATTGAAAATAAAGATTTTAAATTTTCAAAAAATTTTGATAAATTAAATAATTTTATTACAGACCATATTAGAGTTAAGTATGGTATTAATTTAGTCAATCAATCAATGTGGGGAAATTTTTACAAACCTTTTTCAAATACTGAACCTTTATTAGAAGTAGATCCTGTTGATCTTAGAAATTCACCTGACTTTGTATTACTATATGGCGTACAATTAAAAAATTGTTTTATTAAAATTTTTTATGATGATAATAGAAGAAAAGGAAGGAGTTGGGATATAGAACTTAAAAATAATATGTTTGTTATGTTTCCTTCAACTAATATGTACATTGTTAAAAATAAAAAAAGTGAAGATTTAAATTTTATTCAAACTATTACGTATGAATATATCTAATTATTATTGGTATTTTAAATCAGCTGTTCCCCCTAAAATATGTGATGACATAATTAAATATGGTTTGTCACATTCTGAATCCTTAGCTAGAACAGGTGGATATGGAGATAGAGAACTTACTAAAGATGAAATTAAAGATATGAAAAGAAAAAGAAATTCAGATTTAGTGTGGCTCAATGATCCATGGATATATAGAGAATTACACCCATACATTCATCAAGCAAATAGAGCTGCAGGTTGGAATTTTGAATGGGATAGATCAGAATCATGTCAATTTACAAAATATAAATTAAATCAATATTATGATTGGCATCAGGACTCGTGGGATAAACCTTACGATAGAAAGGATCCTAATAATCCTGAACATGGTAAAATAAGAAAACTTTCAATGACTTGTCAATTAACAGATGGATCTGAATATCAAGGTGGAGAATTAGAATTTGATTTTAGAAATTATGAACCACATATGAGAGATGAATCTAAACATAGAGTACAATGCAAAGAAATTTTACCTAAAGGATCTATTATTATATTTCCTTCATTTGTATGGCATAGAGTTAAACCTGTAACAAGAGGAATTAGATATTCATTAGTAATGTGGAATCTTGGATATCCTTTTAAATAGTATGGAATTTTTTGAATATTTTAAAACACCTATATGGATTGAAAACAAACCAGAATTTGTTAAATCTTTAACTGAAGCATCAAATCAATATATTAAAGATGCTAAAAAAAGAGAAAAAGAGTTTATTAAAAATAATGGTGACTTTGGAAGATCCTATCATTCAACGCCATTAACTATGGATAATAACTTCTTAGATTTTAGAAATTATATCGGTCAAAAGTCTTGGGAATTTTTAGATTGGTGTGGTTTTGATATGCAACAATATACAACTATATTTAGTGAGTTATGGGTACAAGAGTTTGCTAAAAATGGTGGTGGTCATCATTCAGCTCATATTCATTGGAATCAACA